GAATGAGAATCTTAGTTGGTATGCCGTTTACAGTAAAAGGGTTGAACAGACCCATTTACTATAAAACAGGGCAACCAATGGGAGCTTATTCTTCATGACCGGCTATGGCATTGACTCATCACACTATAGTTCAGGTTGCTGCTATAAGAGCAGGTCAGACTTTAGACTTCAAAGTCTTTACTGATTATGCTCTTTTAGGAGATGACCTGGTTATAGCTAACTGTGATGTAGCTAGAGAATACAAGTTACTTCTTCAGGACTTGGATATGCCAATCTCATTAGAAAAATCTCATACGGCCTTAGGGTCATATGAGTTTGCTAAGAGATGGATTATACAAGGAGAAGAAATAACAGGATTCTCTATATCAGGGCTTCTTGAGACATGGAAGAAATATCCATTACTTAAGAATTTCCTTGATAATCAATGCGGACACGGTTGGGAACTAGATAAGGAGAGGCACCCGGATCTTATCCTTGATATCTGAAAAGTTATGAAAGGTAAGTATTTTATCTTCGAACATACTAACCGTATCATTAAACTTTATAAGGTATTCTGCCAGTTGTCAGAAGACATTAAAACGGGTAATTCGCTTAACTCATTTGAACTAGTTAAGGAATTATTCGGTTTTAAGGCTTTAGGGCTAACACCCGAAGAAGTTCAACTTCTTCCGGCATTAGCCAAAAAGCGGCTGGTAGAAAAGGATATCTATACATTCCAATGTGAGCAAGAAGAATTGATGAAACAATTCGACGCGCTTATAAATGAATATATAGAGGCATGGGCAGATCCTACCCAACGTGCATTCTTAAAGGAGGTTGTACCAGTGATGGTAAAAGCTGATCATCCATTGCTAGACTCGTTAGAGAGACTAGTAGATCAGGCTACTTTATTTATAATGGCATGAACCGATCCAGATATAGATCGGGTTTCATTTTACCTGAATGCAGGTTTAATGAAATACCATATAAGTAAAGGAATCTTTTCTATGAGAAACTCACATCAGCTTGCGCTGAGCGAATCTGCAATAGTGAAAGCTTATATTACACTGGTCTCGGAGATTAATCCAGAATGGGATAAGGCGCAATTTACGCTTTATCCTTTCTAAAAATTCTAGATAATCTTAACCTACATAATAAATGCTCCCGTCTAAATTCCTTACTTGTTCAAGGTAAGGGACCAAATTTAGAGCTGTTAGAGTTATTACTAACAGTATCCTTCATTTGGGGGCTTAGGCGGGATGTTT